ATAAATTACCATTCGCAGCTCCACTAACTGCATTATCTAAATAAATTTCTCCATTATACATTGCTATCCTACTAGCGAATCCTGTTGCTCTATATTTAAAACTACTACCATTAAAATATGCATTTTCAGCATACCAACCATTATTCAAAGAATAAGATTGCATTTCTAATGTACCCGCAAATAATGATGAATTGCTTGTACTTCCTGCTGCCGTTACACTACTAGAGAATGTAGCTGCTCCTGTGGATGCATTTATAGTTAGCCTTGTAGTTGCATTTGTCCTTAAGTTTAGGTCATAACTATTTAATGTTCCTATAAATAAACCACCACTATTTTGTATTCTTGAATTTACAATACCATCACTAATATCAATGTATCCATTAGTTGCACCTGTAAAAGTAGCTATTGAAGCAGATGAACTTAATATATTTAAGCGAGAAGAATTATCAGTAGTAGTTCCTACTGCTAAATTACCTGTACTAAACAAGGTCATTGCTTGGGTAAAGGTTATAGCGTTACCTGCCGTTCCTGAAGGGACTTGATACCAAGAAAAAATATTACCATTTAATTCAAATCTTGATGTACCAACTCCTGTTAATTTATAATTCCAAGTAGTATTTCCGCTTCTATAACAATTTTGAGAAATACCTGCTGTATAATCAAATGCAATTCCATCACCAAAAACCGCACCTGTTGTTGAAATGTCAATAGCTTTTACTGCCCACGCACTCGGTGTAACTCCTAATCCTAAATTGCCTGAAGCGTCAAGAGTCATATGTGTAGAAGCTAAACCAACTGCATCAGTAGGTTGCGCCATACCAAAGTACATAGCACCATTACTTGCAGATGAATTTCCTCTACCATATCCTAAATATAGATTACCTGCGGTATTTCCTGAACCAAAACCACCCCCTGCTTTGATTGTTAAATTACCACCATTACTACTTGATGTAGCAATAGCAACGCCAAACATTGTAGATGTCCCTTTATCAGTTAATAAGAACCCACCTGTTTCTTGTAAAATACTATTCCCTATTGTATATGTACCATTTATTTTAGGTAAATATCCCGATGTCCAAGTTCCACTTGCTAACACAGGATTAGTTAAAGCACTTTGCTTATTATTAAATGTTGTCCAATCCGCACTTGCTAAAGCCCCTCTATTCGCTGCACTCGCAGTTGGTACATTTAAAGTAATTACAGGGGTTGTTGTACTTGTTGCAACTGTTGAACTTAAATCCGTTCCACTTGTTCCTATTGTTAAAGCAGCTACGCTTGTAACTGTTCCTACAAATTGGTCAGTATATTGTGGTATGTTTAATACCCCTGTTGTGTTGTTATAAGTAGCTGCTCCGCTAGTTCCTGTTGTAGTTAAGCTAATAGCTAATCTTGCCCTTGAATCGGTAAAGTAAAGATTTGTAACTTCAGTAACTTGTGCGGTTGTATAATCTCCACTCGTTGCAACTACTGCTCCTGTTCTACCGAATACCGAAGTAACAGGATAAGATATGTCGCTTGTTAAAGCTAATGTACCTGTTCCGTTTGGTAAAGTAACTGTCCTATTTACACTTAATGTTGGCGGTTGTAATACCAAAGTAAACCCTGAATTACTGAAAGTTAATCCGCTTGTAATATCTACTGTTGATGTAAAGGTTGTGTAACCGCTAAATGTTTTCGCACCTGTGATGGTTTGGGTTGTAGCTAAAGTTACATATCCTGTTAAGGCTGAACCATAATCAGGGATGTTCAAAGTCGCACCCACAAGCGTACTAACTCCTGAAGTTCCTGTGGTAGTTAGCGTAATAGCGTTCTGCTTATTATTAAAAGTTGTGAAATCCGCAGAAGCTAAATATCCGTTAACTGAAGTTGTCGCAGCAGGTATTGATATTGTATTTGTAGTTCTTACTAAAGGGCTAGAAAAAGTTAAAACACTTTCTTTGCCATTAAATGTTGCCCAATCCACGCTGCTCAATAAACCATTTTGTGATGTCGTAGCAGTTGCAATAGCTAGGGTAATTGTTCCGCTTGTAGTTATTGGGGATGAACCAATAGTTACTCCGCTTGTTGCTGAAGATAAGCCAACACTCGTAACTGTACCCACCGCACCGCTTGACCTCTGCCAAATAGTTCCGCTATAAATAACATAATCACCAACTGCAAAAGTTATTGCACCTGCTCCAAAGTTTACACTTCCTGCTGCACTACAAATATAAACATCACCTGTGTCTCCTGTTCCATTCGCTAATGTTGGTGTATTTGTTGCTGCTGACCATAAACCCTTGTACTCCATTATGGAACTTGGTAACTCGCCAATAGGTACTTTTCCTGAAGCATCTAAACTTGCATATCCATTAGCTACTCCCTTTGCACTTATTAGCTGATAAGTATTTAAAACCGCTTGACTTGGGAAAACTTCTACATAAGCAGATCCACTCCAGAGATAAAGTTTCTGTGTATCTTTTGCACAATAAATTGTATTCAATGTACCACTTGCAGGAAACGCAGCTAGGTTAGCATAAAAGTCAACTGCACCTGCGAATAAACTTGCAATCTGTGATAGCGTTACTTTTTTTGATACCCCTGTTGTTGGATCTCCTATAATAGTTAAATCCGATGAAACAGGCGCAACATTAGTCGCTAACTGATTTATTTTTTTACTCTCCATTAATAAGTATAATTTGAAGGTACTTGACACCTGTCGTTAATAAATGGTAAACTCAATGTAATATCACATTTAATACCTGCTAATAAATCAGGATCTGATTCTGTGTAATATGTTACAGGAATATTATCGCCACAAGTCCAAGTTACAATTCCGTAATCTTGTGGGTATCTTAATTGTGCAATAATATCTTGACCTATTAAAGTCATATCTGATAAAACCTCCGTTTCGTTTGTCTCTTCCATTAGCATCCGATCCATAAAATAAAAGCTAAATTGATATTGTATCTCTTTAGCAACTATTGTCGCACCTGTTAAATTATAAAACATTGCCGGGTAAGTTACCTCTCCATTGCTTAACCTCTCCCAGACATCGCCAAAATAAACATAATTAATTTGCTCGTGGTCGTTTCCTATCTTGGTTAACTGACTTGATATTTGATTTAATGTCATTGATTTTAACTTTTTCCAAATAGACTTTCAATCTAGTTTGGTTTTTTATTGTTATTTGTTTGCTCATATTAGCATCCTATATTTCCTTGAAACCTCTCCTCAAATGATTTTTTTCTATGCCCTTCATATTCATCATAATAATAGCTATCTCCTAAATATATGCTTGTTGTATAGCCATCGTTTTCAGGTCTAATACTATCAATGCCACTTCCAAAATTCAAATATTCAGAGTATAAAGTATTATTTTGTTTTAAATACTTAATCATTCTTTGTCTATAAAACTCTGCTCTTGATCTGTATCTGTTTGCCACATCAATCAAATCTTGCATTGATGGGTTTTCTGTATTCTCCCCTGACTTTCTTAATAAACCTTTGTTGTAAAATTGATATGATAACCCCATTGGAAGTTCACTCATAACAAAATAAACAAGGCAGTCAACTAAATAACTATCTAATAATATAACCTCATTAGCAGTTAGCGTATTGCCAACAATATGAGTTTGTAGGGTATTATATAAATTAGATCCAAGCGCAGGTAATATATACATATCCTGTGCGGTCTTAATCTCCGGTAGCACTAATTTGTCATCCACATTAGCGTGTAATCCTGTTCTGTCTTTTATACTTTGAACACTTATAAATAAAGTATTTGCACTCATCTTTTTATTTTTTTCTTGTTACTACATTTGTTTGCCATTGATGTCTGCAGGATTCACTATGCTTACCACTTGGCTTTGTCCACCATCCGCCTCTCCTATCCCATACCGAATATCCTAGTCTTGCACTAATCTGCTCTATATCGCTTCTGCTATAAAATCTATTTGCAGCTAATAAAGTTTTACAAAATGGTCTGCTTGTATCAACATCCGCATTGCTATAACCTGCAATCCAAGCATAGGAATATCTAATTAAAATTTCAGTAGTTGTAGGCTTTACATCTTCAACAATCTTTGCTAAAGGTTTTGTTAACTCCCTTTCTATAATTACATTCTTATCAATGCCCTTGCCTATGGATGTGGATTTAGATTTTAATATTCCTCTCTCTTCCAAATCAGCTATAACATTGTTAATAGTTTTAACATCAGTTTTTAAAACTTTTGCTAACACCTCTGGGGTTACATCTTTTTGTTTGCTAATTTGGTCAAGTATATTGGATTCTAATTGACTAACATCTGCAAAGGTTTGTAAATCCTCTTCATCACTAAATCTTTGTTTTGTTTTCCAAATATTAAACTCTTTTTTATCTTCTCCAAATTCAAGGAATAAACTAAAATCTTGATCTGCAAACTCTAACTCTTCCGAACCTAACCAAGTAGTAATCTCTTCATCACTTAAAGCATATCCTGTTTTAAGCATTGCAGTTGCTTGTTCTCTGTTTATTTTACCTTTAGTAAACTCCCTGATAATACGCTGCATATTCTGCCACTCCCTTCCCTTTAATCCTTTGATATGCTCATTAACACTATTAACACTATCTCCTAATGTTGTATTTGATCCGGTTGCATCTTGTATATTTTCGCCACCTAATTTTGGTTGTAATGAAATCAAAGCTCTTAATTCATTAGGTGTTAATTGTTCCAATACTTTATTAGCTACTAATGGCGATAAGCTATTAATTGCATCAACTACATCTTGGTTTGTTGAAGATGTTACTACTTCCATAATTGGTAAGCCCGATCTCTCTCTTAATTCATCTTTACTCATTATTTGCAATAAACCTGTTTCAGTTAATTCAAATGATATTGGTTCAGTTGGTGTAATCTTTAAGGCAGGATCTTGTAAGCCTCTAAAATTAGCTAACATATTAAACACCCCTTCAAGGTGCATCTGCTTACTATTTACATAAGTGTTTTTAAATATCTCATATCCATCGCGCATCTCTGACCTTGCGCCTAACTTACCTGCTTCTGCAATCCCGAATATTGATGGGGTTGTAATTTGATGCCCTGAAAATATATTAGTCTGTATTAAGCTATCTACTTTTGCAAAGTCCTCTTTGGTAATATCCGAAGCACCCAAGTCCTCAACGATAGGTTTTCTTGCACTATCATTTACGAATGCTAAAATAAATTTCTTACCATCTGAACCTGAAAATCTATTAGTAAACCTTTTCTCAATATTTCTTTTTTCATCATCACTTGGTTCTCCATTAGGTAGCGTAATAAGTTTACTAGCGGAAAACCCTGTTTGAGCATTGCCTAAAACTGTTTTGCTTATTTCAATATCTGATTCTATATAATTTAACGCACCAAAGTAACCCGGCAAAGAATAAATGCCCATATCTGGTCTGTATTCTTTTACATATAAGATCTGCTTACCTGTTCCAAAACTAGGATTGAAAGCAGGGTAAACAATAAAATCCTCTTTGTTATCCTTCCAATCATCTTTGTACCAAAATTGTGTATTGTCTTTATTGGTTCTAATCTTTGTATAATCGCAATGCCAAATCTCTGACAACTGCCCTGTGGCTGACCAAATAATTTCTAAATAATAACCGCCAAATAACTCAACATCTAAAGATACCTTTCTTGTAAGCTCATCAAGGCTTTCCATTCTATTAACTTTCGCTATAAATGTTTGNGCCTCATCAGATCCTGTCCACCCATTGCCTGTAATATAATGCACTTTGCTTTTTATAATAGCATTATGCTTTGCAGATTTATTAAATAACTCAACCAAATAATTTGGGTAGTCGTTTCTNTCTCCNTATTGCATATATCCTATGCCTTTCTTTTCTTTATATTCTGGTTGTCTTGCTTCCGCAAAACCTAAAAATCTTAAATCTATCATTGTCTAATATTAAAAGTGTCTGTTGTAGTGTATTCAGTATATGATAACGCAGTTCCAATAAGTTCCATAATGCCACTTTCTAGCTCATTTAAGCCTGTTGGATTTGTATTTGAAGTACTTACCTGCTCATATATTTGGTAGTCGTATTGACCATTTAAAGCGGTATTAAAATGGGTATTGGTTGTTATGCTAAATTCATTAAACCTATCCTTATATAAACTTAAATCAGTTGCGTATAATTTTACAAAACTTATAGTTGTATTTGAACTCCTATTTGTAAATACAAATAAATAGTTTGGGTTAGCTAATAACTCCTTTTCTGTTAATGTTAATATCACTCCTTGCGTTTGTCCTTTTGTTAACCTCATCATATATCTAAATAGCACAATTATGAAAGTTTGC